GAACGAATTAACGACTCGTTCCTCAATTTCTCTTCACTCATTCGATCTATCGTCCGCGACCGATCGGATACCTATCGTCCTACAGAAGGTTCTTCTGTCCCCTTACTTAACAAGTTGGGGGGCTGAATTATGGTCATCCCTATTGATTGGTCGGGAATACCATTGTGGGAAGAACTATGTTACTACGGTAAAGGGAAAGAAATTTTCTATCCCAATATCTAGTACAGGTTCTCTCATTTATGGTACCGGTCAACCAATGGGAGCATTGAGTTCATGGGCGATGTTAGCATTCATCCATCATGCTTTCGTTCAGTGGTCTGCCTTCCTGGCAGGTAAGGTTAAACTAGGTACAGGTTGGTTCGCAGGCTACGCCATCTTGGGAGATGACGTAGTCATAGCGAGTCAGTCTGTAGCCAAGAAGTACGTGGAATTAATGACGCGTATGGGGGTAGGGATCGGAGCTCATAAGTCTATGATCTCCGGTCCTGGTAAGGCTTTAGAATTCGCGAAACGTACCTTCATGGATGGGAAGGACGTCTCGGGGATTTCCTTCCGGGAGTTCGTTATAGCCCGGCAATCCTTTGCCGGTCTTCTCGAACTTATCCGGAAGTACTCGCTATCTCTAGGACAGACGATGTCGGTCCTGGGATACGGGTTTAAAGCTAAAGCCAATATCTCCAAACGTTTAGTCTTACTTCCTAAGCGTCTTCGTAACTACATTCTGGCCTACTATGGTCCCCTAGGCCCGGCCTATCGGGGAATGGCGTTTTGGCTACCGATGAAATCGGTGTCATCACGTTACCATTCCGTGATAGAGCGGACCGAAGTTCTCGTTTGGCAGTTCTTTAAGAATGAGATTTCATCTCTCTTAAATAAACTAGATGTTTTGCAGCCTTTGTTAGAGGAAGCAAAACGTCTAGCAACTGTCAAGCGGGATCGGGAGCACTATATGTCTCAAGCGGTTTCTAATAAAGCTGCCTGGGTTAAGGATCTTCCGTCCCCTGTGGAAGGGGGGCGGGTTGATTCCCACCCTGGGATCGAACGTACAACCCCGTTGTACATTATCGATTCTCTAAACGAGACAGTGTATAGAGAGCCATTCCTTGATACATATATTGCTGCTAGGGACCTACGAGCCAAGCTAGAAGAAATGACAATAGAGTCCCTGGACTGGGGAACTCTAGAGTCACTCTGGGAGGAGGTTCGTACCATCGAATCCTCTCTCGGGTCTTTCCCCCTTCCTAGGAATATTC